AATCAAACTCTCCCAGAGAAAGGCTAGATTTATTCTTACTCTATCGGAATGGCAGTAAATTGTCAGAAATTTAGAGACTAGTAGAACACTAGAGCCTAAAGTCTGCTCCCCACCGAAAGGTGCAAAGAGGGGTAGATTCAGTTCGACCACACTAAGTCACTCTATCTATATTTGAAATAATATGTATGAGTAACTACCCATAGGATAATTAATTATATCCTTGGAAGGGCTGGAGTATGGATTAGAATCACAAGCGGTCTAGATTAAGGTCTAAGTTTTATTCGAAATAATAAAACCCATTCTTAACAACTAGTATTACCACGCAGTCTAACCTTATTCGTAATACACCAAGATTCAGATTAATTAATTAAAATGATTCTGAGATGAATTCGATAGTCAGGTGCTGATAGGGTAGCCAATCTTAAGTATTAGGGATATATAGAAACGAAACACGTGTCTAAATATATAATTAATAAGATGAAAGTTACACAAGTATTATGGAATATTACAAATCCGATGTTAGTATTAATTAATAAAATTAATTGGATACAAGCTGAAGGAAAATATGTAGTATTGAATCCTCAAAACCACAAATTAATTTTGTATTTGAGCGAAAGAGATTATAACAAGTTATTAACTGTTTCTATCTCCCGTGAGACGCCGCTAACAACCTTAGCTGTGCCTTCCGATGATAAGAAATCCGTTCTAGAACGGTTTAATCTTGGTGACTCGAAAGAGAACACCCCCATGGATTCTTGGATCGCACGGTCTAATATTTTATTAGGTTTAGCACCAGGTTGGAAAGTTTCTGAATCTATGATTGATTTCAAAAGAAATTTTGATAAGTTCATACCAATTTACTATAAGAGTATAGCAAGTTGGACTGATCTTAGTATTAGTCCTTTTGCTCAAAAACAATTATGGAAGTTATCGAAAAGATATAATATTCTTTTTCGAACTAGAGGTATTAACCAAATAATTTTAATTTGGAAAATAAACTCTATTTCTATTTTAAAATATTTGTCAGGAGAACCATTAACATCAACTCAAGACTTAGGTCAAAGAGTTAAAATGATACATGGTTTACCTGCCAGTCTTCCGGTTTATTTCAGAAAATTAATCCGAGAAAGAAATTTTAAACATATCAGAGCTATTATGAGTTTATTTTTAGCCTATAAAGGTTTTAAAGGAACTTATAAAGACCCTGATTTATCTTCAATTTCTGCTCCTAGATTCTCTAGAAAGTCTAACAAGAAAATACTACCTACAAATGAATTCGATTTATTATTTAATAGTAAATCGGCTCCATTTAAAGTGGATTTCCTTGAAGATTGGGATGAAATTCGAACTAAAGCCGTAGGATTTTCCAAAGAATTTAAATTATATTCTAAAGAATTCCTTCCTAAGTATTCTCTAGACAAACCTTATGTATCTTTATCAGCATCTCCAAATTCGAAAGTTTCGATTATGGAGGCCCAATTATCTGCCTTATGGCATGTATATGGTCCAACTGGAACTTTTCTTTTACCTTTAGCTAAGGTATTTGAATCGATTCAGGCTAAGAAAGATGATATTAAGGCTATCTCTGAGTTAAATAAACCCAAAGATGTTCGTAAAGGGAATACTTATGAATTTGAAGAAGAGTCCTGGTCAAAAGTAGAAGGATTTTTAAATATCCTTACTAATGAGGCTAAGAAACTTCGACAAGTCATTGATAAAGGAGGTATGACAAAAGCTATGTTTTATTCGGATCCTGTATTAATCAGGGCCCAAAAAGACGGCTTTTTGCCTAACCTCGATGAATCATTGAAGAAATCTAAAGAAAAAATAAAATTTGAGGAAATAATGCTCGTTTTAGGTCATATTATGCGATTTGGTAAATTATCAGTAAAATATGAGGCTGCAGGAAAGGTAAGAGTTTTTGCTCTTATCGATTACTGGTCTCAATTTCTTCTGAAACCTTTACACGATCACATGTTTGATTTATTAAGAATGATCCCTTCGGATGCTACCTTCGATCAAGAAGGAAAAGTTAAAGAATTTACTGAGAAACAATATGAATATATTGCTTCGTTTGATCTTAAATCAGCAACTGATTTAATACCACAGCAGATTTATCAACATTTACTAAGCCGATTATATTCGGCAGAGTTAGCAGAAAGATGGGTTCATTTCTTAACACATCGTCCTTATGAATATAATTATAAACAATATTATTATACTCGAGGACAACCTATGGGAG